CTTAGTTTGATACTTAATGCCATCATCATTGGGGCAAGCAAATAGCACTGGTATCATCTCATGAGCATTAGTTTGGCGCTCAATATAAATGATAGTGCTGAAATTGACTATTAGGAACTTCCATACTTGAGGAGTATTAGGTTGTGGTGCCTGAATACCGAAATCAGCAGGAAGGATACGAGCATACAAGGTGGTAATAATATAGAGACCCTTATAAGCTATTCCGCTATTATTCTGCAATCCTGCCCAAGAGAACCAATCCATACCTTGTGTTAATGACTGCACAGCAGTAAGAGCTTCTGGGTTCACTTGCGGCACATAGTATTCAGTAAGCATAGTGCCAGAATTAAGTGCAGCATTGATATTAGGGATAATAGCATCCTCACCAAGTTCCGCTATTATCTGCTTAATGCGATTCCTAGATACTAGTTCATGGTAGCCTGCATACTCACCTTTAGTGGCAACATCTTGTGGTAACACTGTGGTATCCCAAAATGTATTATAGAGGTCAAGGCGCTTAATGCTGTTACCTTCCCAGATAATATTCCTAGGCTTACCTTCTTTGCTACTGAATTTGAGATCAGTCTCGATGAGAGCAGTATTAGCTTTAGTCCAGGATACCTCACAAGCACCAAGACCGTATTTACCACAATCCCTGAAGAACTTTATCAGCTCAGATTTCCAACGACCTTTGCGCGCCTGCTTATCTAATAGCGCATTCATCTGCAATGCAGCATCAGCATACTTAGGTGGTGCTACTACTGGAAATACAGGAGTCTGCGAACAGAATACTTCAGTCATGAACGCTGTCCAGGAATCAACTTGGTCAGCTACTATTGGCACTGTCACATCTTGGAAGCGACTAGCATCACCTAAGTTATTAGCAAGGCGGGCACGCTGATGTTCCTCTCCTCTGTTATTCTCCCGATAATATTCTCTATCAGCAGATTCAAGTACCTGCCTAATGGTATAGAAATAAGTCCACCGGGTTCTGATATTCCACATATAGGATACCAGAGCTGCTTGCGATTCCTTTGATATTTTTAGTATTGTCTGGCTTGAGGCCATTAGCTTCTCCTAGTATAAGTTACTGCGTTATTGGGGCCAAGCTTCCACTCATACCTGGGAGTAAGTTGGTGTGATTCTATCTCATCGAATAGAGTAGAGCAGCCATGTATTGTCATTGTGTCGGTAGCATAGTTAATGGTAATACCATTAACCGCTAGCTGTGACTGAAGCCTTAGCAGAATACTGGGACTAGCTTTGGCGGCCTCTGCACTAACTTCCACGCAACCTCTTCTATTTAGTATTGGGTCTGGCACTTATTATCTCCAAGTTAAAATTCACAAGTTTCCTCCAATTCCCATACTTCATTGCTATCACCAGAAGCCATCATGTTATGAATGGTAATCTTATGACTAAATTCAGTAAGAACTTTAGGGATATAGGTAATACAGTCTAAGATACCATCCACATTGTTGGTCTTAAGAGCATTGAAATCTATTATCTGCCTACTAGCTAATGGCCAAGCATCTGGATGTATTAGTATCTCTCCTGTAGTCAGGGATTTAAACATATCCAGGATTCTGCTATTCTTACTGCGGCTGCCGGAATATATAGGTTCTACTGCTAGTTCATATAAGCCTAGTCTTACTCTATACTTGTCCATCCAGAACTTAAGTGAGTATTGGTAAGCATTAGCCTCAATACAGATAAGGCTGCATCCCCATTGCATAGCAGCCCTCAATGACCTAGTAATAGTTTCTTCAGGAGAATAGCGGCCCTCATCAAGAACTCGCACAACTGGCTTACCAGCAATGATGCAATTGACACTAATTGTTACACTATCGCTATTAGTCTTATCATTAGATGGGTCAATGATAATGAAGTTGCCAGCACTTATCTCATCCTCTCCGAAAGGGTAGGTAGGAATCTTACTGATATCAATGTTATTATTAGCATTAGCTGTCTCATCATTAAGCACTTCAGCATAGAAGATTTCAGGATGGCCTGAATTAGCATCATTACGGTATTCATCTAATAGCTGCTTAAGAGGTTTCAAGTCCTCCCACAAGCTGGTTCCGTCAGCAAGGATGCCACCAACAATGAACTTAATCCACTCAGTATTATGCTTGAGATTCCTTAATATACTGTGAGGAGTGGGATACATATTAGCTAAAAAGATATAGAGACAGCCTTTGTGGCTAGCAGCTTTCATAGCAGTTCCTAACATCCATTGTTGTATTGAGCTGCTTACCAATTCACTATCAGCATCCTCTCTTGTCTGTATGTCATCGAATACCATAACATCAGGACGTTGATGCTTAATGTTAAGACCACGAACAGAGCCACCTTGACCGATAGCAGTAAGTACAATATTCCTTCCCTTAAAACCAAAGCGTTTCTGCTCTTGTGTATCCTTCTCAATACCAACACGCCAGTCACCAAAAAGGGCAGTAATATTATTCTCATCAAGCATATCAGCAATGTCACTGATAATATTCTGAGCATGAGTGGCGGTGGAGCAGATGACAGCAATATGAGTCTTATTAGTAAAGATGATCATCCATAGGATTGCTAGTTTTACTAAAGAGGTCTTAGCAAAGCCTCGAGGGAAACCTACTGCTATCTTGCTGAAATCCCTAGTACGCTGGCTATAATCCTGTAATAGCTGCCATATAATATGATAGGTTTCAGGATAGGCATATTCTGTTACCAGTGGCAAAGCAAGCATAGCAAAGAAGTCTAAGTCGTGGCGGGCTAGTTCGTATGCTTGCTGATGGTCAAGAGCTGTCTGTCCTACCTCTTGGTAAAGGGATGGAAGTTGGGAGCTATCAGACATTGGCGGCTATCCTCTTATTCTCAGCACTATCATGGAACCGACTACTGAGATTATGGCTAAGAATTCGGCAATGAGGTGAGATGCAGCCGCAACCATTCCTGCTATGAAGCTATACATATTGCGCTCTCATTGCCATCAGCATAGCCAATGCAGCATTGTTAGCAGCTTTAGTAGCAGGATTGCTAGCAGCTTTACGGCTATTGCTCTCACTCATAGAAGGCAATCTTACCTGGTCTGTGACTTGGGATTTTGTATTCATCATCTGTGTTTGCGTGTTCATTACTTATTACCTCCAATTGAGAGGATTGCATTGTTAGCAAGTTCTTATCACCTGCTTGCACTATCTGGTTATTGATATCCTTAACATATCTCTGCATTAGCTGAGTAGGTAGTACTAATTGTACCACAGTCTGATTAACTGTTGCAACCTGACTATCGCCATTAGCACCCCTTCTTTTGAGGCCATTAATAGCTACCAGATTTCTGACCTTCTCAGTGGTGGTCTTAAATGCCAGTGGGTTATTATCAATATCACCTTCAATCTTGCTTAGTAGCTTATCTTCAATAGCATCATAGCGGCGGTCACGGGCTGTTGCCTCAGTCAGATTAGCCAACTTATATTCTTGCACTTGAGCTTTGAAAGCATCATCTGATAGGAGTTGGCTGATATAGCTGGGGTCACATCCTATAGCTGAGGCTACTCTATGGGCTTCAATACCTTGACCGAGTAATTTGCAAATTCGGCCTTGGATGCCTTCATATTCAGGGGTTGTAGTGGTTTGGGAGGCTGGCTGGTTCATGGCTGGTGTCCTTTCTGGCTAATTCTTGTTTCAGGGCATGTTGCTATTATATATAAGGAATAGCTCTTGCCAGGGGTGTGCGGCCCCTAATTTGCCAAACCTCCTACCATTAATCCTAATCTCAGACCTATTACTAATAACAGTAAGGATAAAGATGCTGGAAAAGTTTAGGAAAATTTTTGGGATGCTATAGGAGGGGGAGCGCGCCACGGACTAAAAAGGCTTCCGCCCCGGTGGGTGCTATTAGCTTGATGATGATAAGGATGATGCTAGTATTTTGTGAAGTAGTTCACATTTCTGATAAATAAAGGTTGATGATGGTATTGACAACACTATAATGAAGGCTCTTTTATTTCTTTTAACATGTAGCATCAAGCTACTAACAGAGCTGGACAGCCAGCAAGTGAGTCTATTATGAAAGTATTTATTGTTACCGCACAGCATATTAAAGGCCATGCTTATATTGTGAGCATTGGCAATAAGATTTTAAAACAAGCCACTAAAGATAGGGCGGAAGCTGAAAAGCTGGCATTAGAAAAGGACGGACATGTTTATAGTCTGTTAATTGATGATGGCCTTAGGCTTACATCCAGAAAAGCAAGCAATATAATTTATGCAGAAGCTAGAAAATTAGGAGCTATTTAGTACACAACATGACAAGGATGTCATTTTTTCTTTTATCCATTACCATTATTGAGACTATCATTATGAACAACAGCATCCAAGTATCATCCCTACAATATAATATCTGTGCGGCTACTCTTAATCATATTGATTATACATTCATTACACCTATTGAAGTCCTGCAAGCTCAGAATGAAGCTAGCAAACTATTTCCAGCCGACTACATGCTAGCTAAGATTGATAAACTAGTTAGAAAGCATAGCTGTTTTGGCTCCATGCTTGATCTTATGCAAGCTCGTGGCAAATATCGCCCTACGCTATATTGCTATGCTGCAGGAACAGCTAAGGATAGGCAAGAGCTGAAACTGATAGCGGACTATTATGATGCTTGCATGGAACAGGTAGGTGATGATAGAAGAGCATATAGAGTATAAGCATTACTTAGGCGGGAAAATGGCTATATGGCTCAAATGGCTACATGGCTTTTTTGCCAAAGTGGCTACATGTACAGAATGGTTGATGCCTCCATATCTGACCCAAATATGCATCCATTTACCCATATTACCACCAGCTCTCACTACCAACCTATTACTGATAGCTCCCTCAGTAGAGCTAGGGCTGATACTATATCTTTATTAATAACCTTTTTAAAAGAGAGGGGATATATATAAGTGGTCGATCCCTCGTAATTGAGGGATATTCTCAGTATAAGGATTACGTGTTAGGGAGCTATTAGCGATAGGATAGGAGAGGGAGCTATTAGTATTATGGAATGAGGATATGAAAGGCACAATATAGGCATATAGCCAACTAGCCATTGTGGACACATAGCCACTTTCCCGTAAATCTTTTAACAAGAGATTGAATTTTAACAATTGACAAAATGAGGTTTTTATGATATATGATAGGATTCTGGAATTAACATTGATTGAGTTGGTAGCAATTGCTGCCATACATGCTATTTTTATTGATGCGCTCTTACATATTGGGGGATAGAATGAGATATGACTTAATAAGCAAGCAAGGCAAGGTAATCAGTCATTTTGACTATGACGCCATTAGCACGGCTGGCCTGATATGGTTGCATAATGCTGGATATAGGTTTGAGCTATCAGCCAGACAGCCTTGCAATAAGGCTCTTAGCTTACAAGCTGGATAACAGGATGGTGCCCGCGTAGCGGCCCTGTCAAGTGCTGCAACCTGCAAGGCTGAGAAAATAACATTAATATCAATTGAGACTAACATTATGAGACTATATTGCACAATATCAGGTTTGGAGTCATCCTTACCACAATTCACCCATCCAACCATAGCAGCTAGCTGGCAACACCCAATATTTGCTCTTTCAGCTAGTCAGCTATTAAGAATCTATAAAGCAAGCTGGCAGCGTGGAAAGCTATCCAAGCAAGAATCCCGCCTTTTAGCTCTTGCGATTTTCAATGCCACTAAGCTAGTAACATGGGCAGCGGCAGCATCCCCTTTAAATCAGCATTTGCAATCGCAAGAAAGCAATATTAACCAAGCAATGCCATTATTGGTTGAAATCATAACCTTTTCGCTAACCTGTCCATCATGGCCCACCAGTCAATTAGCACATTTCCCCACAGTCATAATTGACGCTAGCAATAATTCTGACCTTGCCATAATGGTTACATCCTGTGAGTTATGGCTATCCGCTATTGCTGATTACCATGCTGGTTATTATAGGCAGTATCAAGAGAAACGTGACGCTGAAAAGGCTAACTTTTTGAGTCACTTATCAGCATTCAGCAGTAGAAAACCGAGCCGATATATTAAAGCCTTAAGCCGATATGTGATTGATGCAATACCAAGCAGGGCTTGGCAAGATAGGCAGGAACGTGAGCATATGCGCTATATAATAGAGTATTCAGGCTTAGTGCATACACTGGAATCTAAGCCACAAAATCCCATTACTAGCCAACAATGCAATCAGCTACTTGATACCATTACAGACTGTTTGAGTCTGGATAACATCCATATATGGAAAGCATATCAAGCAGTTAAGCTAATGCTGGAATCGGGCGGGCATAATGCCTATGGTGCGGCAATGCTGGAAAATCAAGCAGAACAGGATAAAGAGCAAGAATTAAGGCAGCAAGCTATAAGCCAGCTTGGAGAGCGTCCTAGTGGATTCATTGCTGCAATGGCTTATGATGCAGAAGTATTGCGCTTAATGGCAAGCATGGCAGCGGCAGCATAGTCAACATTGCAGCAACCAAAGCAATCAGAGCAACCAACAGATTCAGGTAATTAATTATGAAACCATCAACCGCCCAAACCAACCAAACCAAACCAGTGACAATCAATCGCTATCTGCATGAAAGTATAGAACATCAATCAAAGCTGGATATTATCAGCGCAATCTATCATCAATGGAATATTGCACCATTGAAGCAAGCCGGTATCGTTCGAGCTTATCTCTTAAACTGGACACCAAGCCATTTTATCAGCCAGATAGCCAATGCTCTTGATTCCAAGCCACCATTAATTGAACGTGAAGGAATCAGCTACCAAGTAATCTTTCAAGATAGCAATAATAATTTGCTTGATTGCTATAAAGCAAGAAAAATAGCAATATCATTCAGGCTTTGTCAAGAGCTAGAATTAAGCGTGGCTCTTATTAAGCTTATTTATTAATTATGGGGATATTATGAATATGCAAAATAAAAAACCAGACAGCTATATACGAGCTAGATTCGCAAGATACTTAGCACTCAACTTAAAATTAAGGCTTTACATTTATACTATGGAAAAAGTATATGCAAAACATCATTGCTTTGGATTACCTACTATAAGATCAATAGTTAGAATAATTCAACATGAGTGCAAATTAATCTAGATCTATCACCCTATAACCTAATCAAATTTGATGCTAAACAATATGGCTCTTGACCTAAGCAAATATAAGAAACCAGCTAATCAGCAAACAATAGGCGGTTTGGTAATACCATCTAGCAAGCCCCGCGAAGCGGCTCCACCTGTGACCATTCCAGCAAGCCCAGCAAGCCCAACTACCATTACACCTAATAATGCAGCGCCTTTACTGGCAGTAAATCCTACCAGCTACCAAGTACCACGCATAATTACAGCATGGAATGCTGACGGTAGCTCAAAGGATATAGCACTCAATGACCGACAACATGAGTTTGCCAGCTTACTTGCCAATGGCCTTTCTTGTGTCCTAATTGGTGCTGCCGGTACTGGTAAAACTACATGCACCCAAGCAGGTATCGCGGCAAGGCTGCAATCTGGCAGTGTTCTGCATATTCAGGATGCAAGCCACAAATATATCAAGAGTGGTGCGCCTGGATTGCTAGTAACCAGCTATACACGTCGTGCTGTTCAAAACATTAAAAGGCAAATGCCGCTAGATATTGCAGCCAACACTATTACCATTCATAAAGCCCTAGAATATAGCCCAGTATTCTATGAAGTATTGGATGAAGAAACTGGCAAAATGCGAAATAAGAGAGTATTTGAACCGAAAAGAAACCTGCTTAATCCCCTATGCAGCAATATCCAGACTGTCATTATTGATGAAGCCAGTATGCTCAGTGTTGAACTATTCGAGGAATTGCGCCAAGCATTACCAAGTAACTGTCAGTATGTATTCATTGGTGACCTTAATCAGTTACCACCAGTATTCGGTCATGCTATCTTAGGTTACAAGCTACTAGAATTGCCAGTAATCGAACTAACAGAAGTATATCGGCAAGCTCTTGAATCGCCTATTATTAGACTTGCACACAGAATCCTATCAGGCAAACCTATTATGCAATTTGACATGGCTTCATTTTGTGAACCTGGAAAACTGCAAATCATACCCTATCCAAAGCAGCTAGATTCAGAACATGCCATGCTTGAAACTTGCAAAATGTTTTATGCTGGTTATGATTCAGGCTCTTATAATCCTGATACAGATATAATCTTATGCCCACAAGTAAATGATAAAACTGACAAAAAATTTAATTGCACTCTTATTAATAAATACATCGGTAATCATATAGCCAGAAAAGAAGGCAGGATTACCCATGAAATTATTGCATCATTCCATAAGCTATATTATTCAGTAGGTGATAAGGTCATATATGATAAACAGGATGCAACAATAGTTGATATAAGGCTTAATGAATCCTATCTAGGCTCAGAATTCCAAGCCCCAAGCCAGCATTTAGATTACTTCGGACATAATGAACATGAAGCTTTCAAGCTTATTCAAAATACTGACATAGATATAGACAAACTTATTGAGGATGCAACCTATAGCATTGAGGAAGGCGCAAAACTGGCAGCAAGCCATATTGTAACCATTGAACTTACCGATTCACATAATGATGAATTCATAAAGCTAGAGCTAAAAACAGTAGGAGAATTACTGGCTCTTGATCTTGCATATGCAATGACTATTCACAAGTCACAAGGCAGCGAGTGGCGTAAAGTATTCTTGCTATTCCATAAAAGCCACAATAACATGCTATGCCGTGAGCTGTTATATACAGCTGTAACTCGTGCGCGTGAAACTTTAGTAATGGTATGCGAAAAGGATAGCTTAATAAAGGGAATTACTAAGCAAAAAATTAAAGGTAATACACTAGCAGAGAAGGCAGAATACTTTAAAGGTAAGATAGCAAGTAATACCAGCAGCTAAAAATAACCTATTGACAAACAAAAATATTGCTGTATAGTTGGCTTCACTTGATAAGTAATACTAAGTCAAGCCAACTAATTCACCACTAAAAAGCTGATAATCAGCTAAGGAATCTAAAATGTCTAATCAAGAAACTAAAGCCCCTGTAACAAAATTCCATTTCAAAGAAATCAAAAAGGATGGCGTTACAATCGAACCAAAACGCGCCAGCTTTGAAACAACCATTGTTCCCGAAGTCGGCGCACAAAACATTGTTGATATTATTTTCAGTGATACTGAAAGCGACGAAAGAAAAGAAAAGCTATTGAATTACTTGGCTCGTTTGCACAATGATCAAGTATATAAAGCTGCCCAGCTACAAATCGGTGCAAAATTAGCATCTTTTGGCGATAACTTGGAAGCGAAAATTGCCTACGTTCTTACTGATGCCGACTTGGATACCAGCAAACTAGACTTGTGGACTCTGGCCTATACTGAACCTGCCCAACGTGGCGGCGGTAAACAATTTAGCGATGAATTAGTAGCTGATACCATTAAATCATTTGTTGATTTTGGCGTGGCTAACTTCAAAAAGGCTGACGGTACACCAGTATCCCGTGAAGGTTTGGTTAAATCAGCAGATGAAATATTTAAAAACCGCTTTAAAAATACCAAGTCAGACAAACGTACTATTCAACTATTTAAAGACCGTATTACTTTATGGTTTGCTGGAATCAATCCTGAATTGCAAACAGCATATGCCGCTTTCGCTGAAAACTTGATAGGTAAAGCTGATAATTATTTGAATCCAAGCAATGAATCAGTAATCGGCAAATTTGAATAATTCGCATCCTGTTCCAAGTGGTTAGCCTTCCACCTAAAAAGGCTTGATTGTGTTGTAACCTACCGAAGAAAGCCAGCAATGGCAACTCATGCCCCATGCGCTTTATAGCCTTGGGGCTTTTTTATGCCCGCCATATAGTAATAGAATCATATAAAGGCATAAGCCATGCAATCATCCGCCGAAATTCCTATTGATGCTATTGATGATAGCAGCTACAAAGCCAGCTTATTGACAGCATTTAAAAGTAAATCTAAATACCTGGAGTTGTGGCAAGAACTAAAGCATACTAGGCAATTAGAAATCAAACTAGATGCTAGAATCTATAAGCACCATAAACAATACAGCGATAGCTTAGGCCGATTACATAAACAGGATAGCTACTTTGCAGAATTTTGCCAGCTTGAATATGGCACTCAGCTATACTTTTATAGCAAACATGATTCAATAAAACATAGCATGGTAATCAAGCTACTAAGTAAAGATGACTATCATAAACATCTAAGCAGCAATGCTAGGCTTAGCCAATCAGTAAAGACAATTAGCAGATTTGAATAGTAACCAGAATGGAGAATATAAAATGACTTTCGTAATTCCTAATAAGAAACCAGCAACTCAGCAGCCCATAGTACAAACTGCCAGCTTAGTGGTTAAACACCTAGAGCAAGCTGTGGCTATTCAGCAAGAGCAGCAAGATCAACCAGTAATACCAACAACAACTACTTCGCAAGCTGTGGTTAATAGCCCTGCTAATTATGCTAATCATCTTGATCTAGCTATCGAGCAGCAACTAGCAGCTCTTATCAGTAAGATTGAATCATCAATACCAGATGTAAGGCATGAGATGATAACAATTCACAAAGCATTAGCTAAAGATCCTGCACAAGTTACTATCCTCAGTACTGAACAACGTGCTGCTATCTTTGCTGGTTACAGTAAGCTGTCAGGTATTGAGCTAGTAGCTAAGGCAGCAGCTAAGAAAGGTAGCAAGACTCCTATTAGTATTGATATGTTTGAATAATGACATGAATAAGCTACCACAGCTACCAACACTTAAACAGCATATTGCTTTAATATTAGCACTGTTAAGAGTAAGTCCTAATAGAGAATTCTATCAGCTATATGGATTTGCTAGGCAGCTAGTTAGCAGGAGTGATATGCACAAGGTTACTAATAATGATATTGATTACTTCATTAATGACGACCATTACTGGTTACATGATGGAATGAGAGCTTACTATTATGACCGCACCATCAATACAGGCATAGGCCCAAAGACAATGCGCTGGTTTGTAGAGAATCACCTAATACCATTAATTGAATTGCACTTAACAATAGAAAGACATGGCATCAGAACACAGGTAACAATAGAGTCAGTGGAGAATTTATTATGAACAAGATGAACACATTTAGATTAAAGACAACATCAAGATATGATTTTACAACTACATTCCCGACATTAGAAGCAGCTAATAACTTTATATCAAAGCACCTTGGTAAGAATAAAGCTTGTGGTATGGACTACAACACAGCAATCAAAGTAGGTAATGCGTGGGTAGTCACTAACAAGTATGACCCTCGTTGCAATGATAAAATCTCACCGGTAAGAGCAGGTTATCAAGGTAACATGTGTCATGGATAGCCGCTTATTAGATTACATTGTTTACGAACCAACTACTGGAATAATACGATTACGTAACCAGTATAATAGGTCTTTTAATGGTAGCGTTGCTGGATTTAAAGATAAGGATGGGTATATAGTAATCGGCATACAAGGTAAGATATATAAAGCACACAGATTAGCTTGGTTATCTATACACGGAGATATTCCTGATGACACACAAGTTGACCATATCAACGGTATTAAAGATGATAATAGGTTGTGTAATCTCAGGCTTGCTACAAGAAGTCAAAACAAACATAATACTAGATTACAGTCTAATAATACCTCTGGTATAAAAGGATTAAGTTTTAATAGGCAAAGAAATAAATGGGTAGCTAGAGTAACAATAAAGGGTACAGTACACCATCTTGGTATGTTTACAGTTAAAGCGACTGCTGAAAAAGTATTAAAAGAATTTAGGGAAACCAACTTAGAGGAGTACGTAAACCATGGATAGTAGATTAAAATTAATATCTAATAGTAGCGTGCTATCTGTACATTCTTGTCCGCGAAGATACCAGCTAAGAAAGCTGTGGCCTGAGTATCTTGGCGATGTGTCAGTAGATACAGTGTACGGCTCTATGTTCCATACTGGTATCCAACAATTCCTATCAACAGGTAATCTGCAAGAAGCTATGCTATTAGCTGCTACTGAATGGCGCTTAGAACTTTATGAGTTTAAGAAAGAAAAGAGTTTCTGGCATTGTTGGAACGCTATTGAGCAATTCGCTTTCCTATATCCTGAATCCCCATTAGCTGACTATGAGATACTTATCTATAATGGTAAGCCAGCAATGGAGTTAGGTTTCTGTATCAGCCTTCCTGACGGCTTCTACTATCGAGGCTATATTGACTTAGTAATGCAGCATAAGCATACTGGCAGCATCCTAGTAGTTGACCTTAAGACTAGCGGTATGAATCATAGCAATCCAGCTAAGTATCAGAACAGCAGCCAGAACATAGCTTATTCAGTAGTACTTGATACAGTAGCGCCGGGATTGCAGACATTCAATGTAATGTATTATGAATACCTGACTTATCTTAATAAGTTTGTAGCTCATGACTTTGTTATTGATAACCTTGAGCGAGCCACTTGGATAAGGGACTTGCTGATGGAATGTCAGATTATGCAGTTCTATGATAATAACAGTGAGTGGCCTAAGCATGGTGAAAGCTGTGTTAGTTATGGCCGCTCTTGTGAGTTCCTGGATAATTGCACAATGCCAACAGCAGCTTTGCTAGGCACTCATAAGCAGGAGGATGAAGCATTAAGCATTGATAGCAAAGCACCCTATGATATCTATATCACATTAGAAGAGATTATTAATAGCCAGATTAATTTGATTGAGGAATAGGAGGTAGCCAGTGGCAACAGTTAGAATACAGTTATCAGCAAATGAGTTAGCATCAATAGAATCAGCATTATCACCAAGAGTATCTGATACTGATGACATTAAGCTGCTAATTAAAATTCAGCGTGCATTAGTATCAGCAGGAGGTAAGATCAGCAAAGGTGGAATAATCAATAACACTAACAGTATGACAGTGGATTCAATACTAGCTAAGATGGTATCAGATGAACCAATAACAGAAGAAGAAAGAGACTTTTATAAACAAGCAACAGGACAAGAGATATGAGAACAAAAGTAGCTAAAAGATTGAGAAGATCAGCAATGATACTAACTAATAGATCAGTTAAATCTGATAGCCAGCTAATACATAAGAATAGCGACCCAAAGAGAAAAGATTATCACACTGCAATCCTAAAGCCAAACTGCACTAGAGCCAAGTATCAGCAACTTAAGAAACAATACTATCAGGAGCGCAGACATGCCTAAGTTATCATCACTAGCTGGCGGTAAAGCGCCACAACATGCGCTAGTATTCGGACCGCCTAAGACTGGTAAGACACAGCTAATAGGAGAACTTAGTAAAGAATTCAATATTATTTGGTTTGACATTGAAGCTGGTAAGGATACTCTACTAAAGCTACCGATGGAGCAACAAGAACGCATCACTCTTATCAGTGTGCTTGATACTATTGATGAGCCTCGTGCACACGCTACTATTGATAAGATTCTGATGGGTGGTGACTTCCATATCTGTGACGATCATGGTACCGTTGATTGCACTAGATGCACTAAGGACATGGTTGATCGCTGGACTGACATTCATATTCCAACCAGTATTGCTGACGGCGGTTGTGAAACCATAGTAGTATTCGATTCACTCTCACAGCTTACTACCAGTATCAATAGCACATGCAATAAGCATCTTGGTAGTAGTATTAAGTTGGACTGGGCGCCATCTCGTAAGGATAAGGATAGCATGGCTGAGTATGAGTTTCAGATGAAGTATCTTAATCGCATCATGTCCAGAATTCAGAATGCACCATTCCATGTAGCATGTACTGCGCATGAGATTGAAGCTGAGCGTGAGGATGGCGGTGTGCGTATTGTCCCTAGTATTGGCACTAAGAACTATGCTATTAACAGTGCTAAGTATTTCGGACATGTTATCTACATGGATAAGATTAATCTGCAACACAAAGCATTTTCGGATACAGGTTATAGCAATAGAATCCTTACAGGTAGCCGCCTTGATGTAGCCTTAGAAGGTATGGATGCTATGAGCTTGCTGCCAATATTCAGGGGCGAGGCTGGCGTAGGTCGTAATAATAGGATGCAGCAAGCAAGCGCAGTATTAAAAGATGTATCAGCTACTATTAGCAGCCAAGGTAACCAAGTAACTAAGCCAACATTCACATTAGGAGCAAAGAAATGATTGACGCAGAAAATGAATATGATAACGATGAAATCGAGGAAGATCAGGAATCCATCTATGAAGAAGATTACCTTGATGATGACAATGATGATGGTGATGACAGCCTAGCAGGAGCAGATAATTATGAATGATACTAATAGCCCAATAATCCTGTTTCACGCCCACTGTCTTGATGGATTCGGTGCTGCTTATGCTACATGGAAACACTTTGGTGATAATGCCAGCTATTTTCCTGTTAGCTATGGTGACAGCATAGAGCATATAGATACTGTAGGTAAGGATATTTATATTGTAGATTTCAGTTTCCCGCCAGAGCAAGTGGCTAAGATGTTGGAAGTGGCAGCTAATATTACTATTATAGATCATCATAAAACATTCATTGATGCTGTGGAATCTGACGGTTACTGCAATGAGAATGGCACACCCTGGGAAAGACTTGATATTCATTATGATCTTAACAAGAGTGGCGCTGTTCTGACTTGGGAATACTTTGCTATCAGCGAGCAAGTGCCAATGCTATTAGGTCATATTCAAGATAGAGACCTATGGCAGTTCAAGCTAAATGGCACTAAGGAGATATGTGCAGCTCTTAGTAATAAGATATTGGTAGAGCGCACTTTCGATTACTGGGATTTCCTAGTTCATGCTTTCGATACTGATGACTTGGAAGTGATGCATGACACTTATGCTAAAGGCAGAGCAGTAATAGCAACCCAGGAAATGCTGATTCAGGAATGTATGGCTACCGCTAGTAAGTCTATGGTAGATGAATTTGGAATTAACATTGTGCAATGTAATGCCCCTGCGTCAATAGCATCAGAACTTGGCAATAGGTTAGCTGAGCAGCACCCAGATTGTATCGCTGTTATTTATAGTAACGATCATGTTAAGCAGCTTGTTAAGTGCAGCCTCAGATCAGTAGGTGATGTAGATTGTACAGTACTAGCTAAGCATTTTGGGGGCGGCGGTCACAAGAACGCAGCAGGTTTCACAACAACAATAGGAGAAGTAAGAACTAGATAGTAATAGCAGTAACACGTAGTAACTTTAATCTTTAATCTATAACCAATAACCTAATAGGTAAATAAAATGACAACTGAAATGAACGCACAAGCAAATGATGAATTGGAGATGTTTGAGTTCTCGATAGATGACTTACCAGATCTTCCTGAGTTTGTTACCTGGCCAGTAGGTACATATAGCGTAGAAGGTGTTAGCTTGAAACGTCGTGACATTGAAATTGGCGATGACACAAGAGCAGCAATTGAGCTGACAGTTAAGCTGGAAAGTATTGTAGCATTCAAGCCTGCAACTGCTACATTACCAGAAGTTGGTAGCACTCAATCATGGTCTTTCTTCTTGGAAGGTAAGGATGAGCGTAGCACTAACTTTGCACAAGGCAAGATCAAGCAGTTAATGGCACCATTCAAAACTCTGACTGGCGGTTCTGGTAGCTTGCCTGAGATTGCAAGAACAATACCAGGAGCTAAGTTCAATATCGTTACTGATATCAGAACTAGTAAGCTCAGTGACGAAGCTAAGAAGAATGGTGAAGAAGCTAAGGTTTATAGTGGTATCAAGAATCTTTTCTTAGCTTAGCCAGTAGCCTGGTAGTAAGGATGATATTGCCACAAGGAAGTGGCTCATTATTTTAGCATTCTTAACTGAGAGGATTAAAGTAATGTCACATGTAAGTAACACAGAACCAAGAGTTATCATATGTAAGTTATGTAAGAAACCTCTTACTACTAACCAGCGTGCAAGGCGTTACCATGTTGAGTGCGCTAAATTTGTTCAATCAGAAAGATCAAGAACCTGGTATAAAGATAAGGAGAAAAGTAATGACAGCAGTATCAACACCAAAATTAACTAAGAAAGAAATCAGACAGGAGCTATATAAGAAATCAATACCTGAATTGAAAGATACCATTGCATACCATGAAGCTAAGGCAGCAGCTAATCAGCGCATTGTTGCTATCGCTAAGTTATGTCTTAAGTCACTGGAGAAATCAGATGAAGTTGATAATAGCAGCACTGATAATGCTAAGCCTGAACAGCCTAGTGATAGCAGCAACAGCGAGGACTCTGTATGAGCGCGCAGGAGATACCAGCAATAGCGGATTTGGAAGTGCTAGTAAAGCTATGGTTCAACAATCACAGCCAACAGCTAGGAGACACAGTAATCACAGTAGAAAGCCAAGGATTAGGAAGTTACCAGCTAAGTATAAGCGAGGTAAGATACATGTCACTAGATGAAGCAATAGCAATAATGGAGTCAGCAGATGAGCAAAAGCATTAAGGGCATTGAGCGCCAAATAAGAAAATGGTGGATGCTAATAACAGCACCTGAAGGGTTAGTAAGAATAGCTGGCGGTTACTATATTTTGCGAGAAGGATTTGCAGTACCCCAAGTAGTAGCCTATCCTGTAGTATTCGCAGGTATCAGTGGCTGGGCATTAGCAAAAGGATTACCTAATAGATACTTTACTAATATGAAACTGGCTAAGCAGAAAAGTATTGAAGCTAGATTCTTTATTGAATTTATGGAATAGCAGGAGGCAGTTATGGCACAATATGAAGCTACACTTACTATTAAATGGTATCCAGAACTTAAGCATAAGACTCCTGATGCGGAGCTTGGCGTTGTAATAGCTCATAACTTAGAGCTGCTTAAAGGTGAAGGTATAGTAATAGTAAGTAAGGATATTAAGCCGCTGCCTAGCAGGGGGAGAAAGTAACCATTATGAAAATCTTATTTCTAGGACTTGAGGCTGATCGCCCTTTCCTATCACATCTACGACAGCATGTCAGTAGCTTCTCACTTAGGCAGCATGATTTCATTGAGGAGATTGTGCTGCAATATGGTAAGACTGGCACTACTCATATCATAACAACTCAGCAATCCCTGATACCATTACTATGTCATACGGCTAGTAGCAAAGAGCAGACTCTTGATAACTATGCTGGTAGTTGGGTTACTCATAAGGCAAGTGGTATGCATTTCCTTTTTGTGCATCCTCTTAAGCAATGCCTGACAGTGTCTCACGGTAAATTCTTGCTGGAAAGATATATCAGTAAGTTTACGAAACCAGCTAACTGGGTAACTACTGATACTTTTAATTGGAAAATACTGGAGACTCTGGATGATTATGATGTCGCTTTTGATAGCATTAGCAACGCTAGCTTATGTGCTGTTGATATCGAGACTAGGCCTGATCTTAGCATTAGCTGTATCAGTTACACTTGTGTTTTTAATGAGCGCAAAGGCAGCTGGACTACTCGCACCTATGTGATGCCACTTCCTTATAATCTGGAGGAGGATGATTACCATATCCGCTATCAATACCTAGCTAAATTCAATAACACACCACAAACACCTAAGATACTACAGAATGGAAAATATGATGCAGCTTACTTACAACGATATAATATCCCTCTTGCTGGTTATATGTTTGATACTCAATTGTGTCATCATGCTTGGTATGCGGAACTTCCTAAGGCCCTTGATATTATCGCCACATTTTATATCCGTCAGTCATGCTTCTGGAAGAATGAGGGTGACACTGGTAATAACTACGATCTCTACTATTATAATGCTCTTGATACTTGGCATACTGCATGGGTTTTCATTCAGTGGTTAGTAGAATCGCCAGCATGGGCTAAGCATAATTACTTGCTAAGCTTCCAAACAGTAGCACCTAATTTCTTAATGGAGTCAACAGGGTTAGCAGTAAATTATGAGCAGTTCTATGAAGTACAAGCTGAGCATCAAAGTAAGAAGGAAGCTGCGCTTGCTGAGCTTCGTGCTAGTATCGGTAATGCTAACTATAATCCTGGCAGTTCTCAGCAGAATCTTAAGCTATTACATATTCTAGGCTGCAAGGACGTTAAGAACGCTGATGCTAAAGTAATGAATAGAGTTAGTCATAGGCATCCATTCATAGCTCTGTTAGTTGAACTGATAAGTAACTATGCTAAAGCCGCTAAATTAGTAAGCACATACCTCAATGAAGAAAAACATTTTAATGGTCGCGTATTATATAGTCTTAGCCCTACTACTGATACTGGGAGGAATAAGTCTAAGAGCCACCACTTCTGGACAGGGTTTAATATTCAAAACATTCCAAGAAGCGGCGGTATTAAAAGGTTCATTCAAGCGGATGAAGATTTCCTGATAATGGAAGCTGATTATGCACAGGCTGAATCAAGAGACACTGGATATATTACAGGTGATTTAGTACTGATTGATAACGTGGAATCTGATAGGGATTTCCATAAGTCTAATGCCAGTATGTTTTTTGGTGTACCTTATGAGCAAGTTGATAAGGAGTTGCGTCAGTTAGGTAAGCCAGTTAATCATGGTAAAAATTACCTAATGGGTGAGGAAACTCTTATTGATAGCATGGGATTAGCCAATATCTTTAGAGTGCAATCCAGGTTAGGACTTCCTAAGTATTGGACTCCTAAGCAGGTGGCTAAGTATCTTGGTGACCTATTTGATAATGTCTATCCAGTAGTATCTAAGGAGTATCCGCAATGGATTAAAGAGCAAGTATTGAAGTGTAGGATGCTAGTAAATCCTTATGGTTGGGTACGATATTGTTTCGGTGACCCAATTAAGAATAAGAGCGTGCTAAGAGCATTAGTAGCGCATCTGCCACAAGGTACTAATGCACAAGCTCTTAATCTAGCAACCCGCTTAGTATTTGATAGAGTATGGAAACCTAATAGTGATAACTTTAAAATGAACGCACAAATACATGATAGTTTATTATTTCAAACAAGAGTAGGACATGAACATTTAGCACAGCAGGTAGCAGATTGCATGTTAGAAGCAAGCACAATTGATGTTACTGATATTAAGGGAGTAATTAGAAGCATGAGAATACCAGTTGACTTGAGTAGCGGAGGAAAATCATGGGCGGACAGCAAGGATTGATTCCAAGCTAGTGCTGCCTAACCCAATAACCTAACCAGCCTAACAAGGCAGATATTATGTATGAAAAATACAAAGTACTATCTATAGTGGACTGGAATAACCTATTTTTATACGAGCCAGACTGTGGCAACATGTATTATAGGTATTTCAATGGTGCTGAATTCATAAAAGGCACACTAATTACCAGTGTGCACGATGGTTACATTACTGCTAAAACCAGAGGTAGCTATTTTAGAGCACACATTATAGCTGTAATACTAATGACAGGTAAGTATCCAGATGAATCTTTTGAGGTTGACCATGTTAATAGGGATAGAAAAGATAATCGTTGGTCAAATCTAAGATTAGCTACAAGAACACAAAATCAAGCTAATAAATCTTTGCAGAAAAATAATACACACGGAAGTAAAAACGTATCTTTTGATAAAGGCTATTGGCGTGTATTAGTAACATGTAAAGGTAAGAGATACGATGGTGGTAGATTTAGTAACAAAGAGGATGCAATAAATAAAGCTACTGAGCTAAGAAATAAAGTGTTCGGGGAGTTCGCATGTCATGCTTGATATTAATACCTACCCAGAAGAATCATTCTTTACACTCTACTTTAAATATTGTGGATATCCTCACAATACAGAAGCCTCTCTAACAGTACACCGCTGGTGCGCAATATCAGTATTAGGTGCAATGTTAGGGAGACAATTCGTTTTCCCTTTTGGTGATGGAGAGCTATTACCCAATAGCTTTATCCAAATAATAGGAGTGCCAGCTACTAGGAAATCAACCGCTATTAAGCAATCTAAAAAGCTTCTTAAGCGTTATGGTTATGGTAGCTTTGCACCTGAAAAGATTAGCTTAGAGAAATTCTTAATGGAACTACATGAACTTACATGGGGTACTGAGAATGGTGAAACTGATACCAGTCCAGAACAGTCATTTGAGTCTAGCATATTCGGTTCAGATAATCCTAAGGAAGCAGCAGAGCTATTAGATATAGCTGAAATGTATATTGCTAGCGATGAGTTTGTAGACTTCATCGGCCGTAATAACGTAGACTTCATCAGCTTATTAGGTACACTCTGGGACTATGCTGGGGTGTATGACAGGAAACTGAAACATTCTAAAGCAGTCTATATCAACAACCCTACCATTAATATTATTGCTGGTAATACCCATGAAGGTTTCAATCAGGCTTTCCCGCCTGACATACAAGGTCAGGGATTCTTTAGCCGATTACTTCTTATTCATGCGGAACCTACTGGTCGCAAGATTACTATTCCTAAAGCTCCTAGTAATACGGATGTGGAAGCAATAGTAGCAATGATGCATAAAATCAAGAGCACTTGTATTGGTGCAGCAAAACATACAGAGCAAGCAGAGCAGTTAGTAGAAAAGCTCTATCATAGCTGGAAACCATTAGAGGATACTAGATTTGAGCATTACTCAGGTCGAAGATTAACTCACTTATTAAAACTATCATTAGTATGTGCAGCAGCCAGGTTATCAAGAGAGATTCATTCTTGTGATGTTCTTATGGCTAACACGCTACTGACCTTCGCTGAGTACCAAATGCCTAAAGCTATGGGCCACTTTGGTAAGGGAAGAAACTCAGCAATAACTCACAAAATCTTAGCTGCCATTAATGCAGCAGATGAACCAGTAACAATGGCAGAAATCATGAAGCTAATACATACTGATGTTGATAAGCTCTCTGATGTTCCTAACTTGGTAGCAGAGTTACAAGCTACTAATAAGATTCAGGCAGTTAAAACAGCTAAGGGTAATGGCTTCTTGGCAGTACACGCTGCTAGAGCAATAGCTGATACAGCATTGATTAAACCATCATGGTTAGCAGCAGAAGAAACAAAACTTTCTTAATTCCTATTAAGGGCATTGCCCAGGAGTAACATATTATGAGTGATAGAATAAGACCAAGTGATTTACCTTACGCTGGTGACAGACCAAGTGGTGTAGGGTTATGTAAGAATAGCAATGGTGATTTGCTATGGGATAGCGGTAGTAATATTAGTAACACTAGTAGTTGGTCTGGTGAATTTTTAAATAAACCTGTTTTGGTCGTAATCGGCGACAGCATTAATGCCGGTCAAAACTATATTGATTCAGCAGTCACGCTATCAGGCTCCGGCAATATAGGCACAATTGGCACGTTTGGCGGTAACACAGTACCAGGACAAACCATTTTTATATCAGGTGTTGCTCAAGAGGAGTGGAACGGTGAAAAAATAGTTGCAACGTATGATTCAGCAACCAGCACGATCACATTTATTAACAGCATGACATTAACCGCAAGCCCGACCGCAAAAGCGGGCATGGCTATCAATGTGTTAGTTGATAACTTCACAAATCAAAGGGCTTTTTTACATAATTTTAATGCGGCTATTGGTAACTACTACGACATTAGAAATCGTGCAGTATCAGGCACCACCAGCGCCGAAACGTTAGCTAATTTTTCAGAGCATGTACTGTCGTTAAATCCGGCTGTTATCTATGACAACTGCGGGATCAATGACGTTAATTCTGGCACCGTAGCCGAGGCCGATACCATTGCAAATATAACAGCCATGGCTGACCTTGCAGCGAGCAACGGCATCAAATACTGGCGTGCTGAAATAACGCCTATCCTTGAAACTGGCTCAAGCTACAGTTTAGCCAAGAAAAAACAAATTCTTAGAATCAATCAAGCTATTCGTCGATTGGCTGATATTTATCCAAATTTTGTTTTAATCCCGGCCAATGCGGCATTAACAAACAAAAGCACTGGAAATGGCGTGACAAGCTATTGGAGTGATGCGACAGGTATTCATCCAAACTCCAACGGTATGCACCAGATTTACAAGCTGCTGCTTGCCACGTTTTCTAGCCAGTATCCTGTTGCTTCTCCTCTTATTACTGATGGCAATTTGTCTTATAACTACGACAACGCCAGCAAACAAGCAGTAAGAAATCCATTGATGCTGGGCACTCAGGCGGCATCAGGCACAGGCGTTTCAGGCAATATCCCTACAAACTGCTCGGCAGGATGGGATACAAGAGCAGGCACGGGAACAGTCACGTTTTCGGTTGCTAATCGCTCAGATGGTTACGGGCAAAATATTGTGGCATTGATTGGTGGCACTACTAACGACAACGACCGCATATTTATCAGGCCAACAATCGATAAAGCAGCTTTCGTTAATGGTGATATTGTGCGTTTCAGTATGTCATGCAAACGCACCGGCGCGGCTAATTTAAGAGCTGTTCAAATCGGTTTGTTTAATTCGTCAACATACTGGAACGCAAACAATCAAGGCGCTGATCCTGGCTCTGGATTTGATGCAATTACAGATGATGTTGAATTAACCCTAGTCAGTAAGCCGATATTGTGGGGCGACTGGCAAACGCTGATGAACGCTCTCAATATCTGGGTGGTGTTTAAGGCTGGTGCTACTGGGACTTTTGAGTTTGGGCGTGTTTCACTAGAGAAGGTCGGATGATGACCGAAAAACAAAAACGCCTAATAGCATAAGGAGCCATTACTATGCCAACACCAGAAGAATGTACTAACCTAAAGGTAGCACATGCTTCTCTTGATAAAAGAGTTGATGCTATCGCGGAAAGACTTGATGAAGTCTTAGATGAAATTAAAGCTATAAGAGCTTGGGCCTCTAAGTGGGGAACTGCTCTGATGTTAGTAGCCTTACTTGGTAAGGATGCAATACCGATACTGAGTAAGGTATTTGGTATTACTGGATAGTCAGGATTTAGGAATCCATGACAAGGATGTCACCATCACAATAATAGGAGTCACAATGTGGATATGATAGGAGCAGTAATACAAGCTATAATGTTCTTCTTAGGTATATGGGAAGAGAATAAAGCTATTGATGAATTCTGCCAACAGGTACAAGAGGCAGGCATGATACCATATCCAGTAGCTGATGCTGATATGGATAAACTTAAAGAATGTGCTGAGAGTCAGCAGGAGCAATCAAAATGATGCAATACATAAGAACTGGGATAGCACAAGAGCTAGAACTGTATGAAAAAGGGCTAGTGCCAAGTACTCCTGGCAGCGCAGGTATTGACCTGTATGTGGCAGAGGAGAGACCAATAACACTACATCACAGTGTTCTTACGGTTATCAGAACAGGTCTGCACTTATGGACTAATGATAGCAGTTTGATTACTATTCTAGCCCCAAGATCAAGTTCTGATTTCCGCCTTACTAATACTCTTGGATTCATTGACTCAGATTATCAGGGTGAGTTGATGATAAGAGCCTTGGCTAATAGCGAGGATAGACTTATTACTTTCCAGCCTGGAGATAAGTTTGCCCAAATGTTTATATTACCAGTAATAAGCCCTGTGCAAATTGCCGCTATCGAAGTTGATAACTTTAGCATGACTACTGATAGAGGTACTGGCGGTTTCGGAAGTACTGGTAAGAGGTAAGAGAGGTATGCACTAATGGGCTATCATAAATGTCCAGCGTGTGGAAGCACAGCTTGGAGAGTATATTATAGTAGGAAGATAATGGAGTGTCATGATTGTCTCAGGCAATTTAGCATTGATGAGATAATGGGCAAAATAACAATTAAGCACCAAAGAGGATAGGATATGAGCAATGATATTGAAGCAACTTTGCAAGAACGTGGTAATCGCTATGGGCCTTTTGATGGTCATGCAGCTATTACGCAAGCATTGAAGGAAGTTATGAATAATTCAGTAGATGAAGTTGAAACTAACTGGGCATTGCTATCGGCAAGCCAAAAAGAGGCACTTGAAATGATAGCTCACAAGATAGGTCGCATCCTTAATGGTGACCCAAATTATGATGACTCATGGCGGGACATTGCAGGCTATGCAGAACTGATAGTTAAGCAACTTAACGGTGAGGGATTATAGGGTATGATATTAACTAAGCTTAAAGAGGCTGGTTGGGAGCAAGCTCTATTAGGAATGTCTCTCAGCTATTACGATCATAGTAATGACCTACAGTCTTGGTGGGAAGTTCAGCTACCTAAAGCTATTAAGAGAGCAGAGAAGCTGGCTCATATGGGAGGCAATTCAGGGGAATCTAAATTCTTGGAAAGCATCCAAGTATGGTTATTCATACAGGGTACCAGAGGTTTCTGGCAAGAGTTTGACACCTATAGAATTGGTATTACTAAGCAGTCAGCCAGTACTATGCACACTCTCAGTAAGAGAGCAGTAGCTACTAACGACTTCAGTCCTAACACCCATCCAGGAACAATAGTAACATTCAATGCTAGACTGCTTGATTACCACAATCCAGACCATCCAGCCTATCATGACGTCACTGTACTTAAGGATAATCTGCCAGAGGGTTGGCTGCAAGAGAGGGTAGTATGCACTAATTATAAAGTATTACAGCATATCTATAATCAGCGCCATAAGCATCGCTATAAGTATTGGCCCCAAATGATGGCTGACTTGATAGCACAACTGGGTCACCCAGAATATATTATTAGGCAGGAGAATCAAAATGAATGACAGAATGTTAGAAAAGTTAGATGATATTGATGGTAGGCCCGCTGGACTTGACAGCGATGGAAATCAGCTCTATTACCAGCTACTTCCTAGGGAGCTTATTGAGCTTAACATGGAGATAGCACTTAAGCATCCCAAATTGCAGCAACTTCTTAATGAAGGATTGAGATCTGATGCTTATGATATGAGTACCTTCTTTGGCATCATATTCAGCTATTGCGGTATTGCCCAAGATGGCATGTATGAAGTGGGCGAAATGGCTGAGCAAGCTACCAGGGCACTTGTCAATAAGAGGGAGAATATGGCTGTCAGTGTTAATACCATCCCGACAGCGCAAGGGCTAGTGCAGCATATCATTGATATGAAGGAAGGTAACAAGGAGGTTGAGATTGTGACTAGCAGTAAGCATTAATTAATATTAACTTGGAGAATATTATGGCAGAATTAAAAATATTAGGCTTTGAATTGCTACAACCTCATGAGCAGCGGGTAGTAGAAGAATACAAAGAACTGAATGATAGGCATACAAAACTTACATTCTTTACGTCAACGCATCAGTTTCATGTGTTGCAAGATATCGATAAGGAATTACTATTTCAACAACAGGCTATTATGACCAAGTATCTAGCTATCTTGGAGCAAAGAATAGCTAGATTTATTAACTAATAGCATCTTAGCAAGCATAAAAAAGTCCTAGCCAGTACTGATACCAGCTAGGACAGTGCAACATCCTTGTCATTCAGAGCAATCTAGTATCAGCTACTATTCTTCACTCTCAGGTTGAGTGAAATCATTAAGCTGTATCCCACCCATCATATTCTGCATGTGAATGGAATCCTGTGATTTCATCAGCTTGCTTATCCTATTACTTACGCTAACATTAGCATCCTTTTGTAATCTAGCAAAGTATCTATTCCATCCATTCTGCTTACCACCTAGTTTGATATACTCTTGTTGGAAGCTATGCAAGTCATCCTCAGTAAGCTCCTGATTACCAGTTACCTTACTCTTAATAGTTGACCCCAATGCTTTCATCTGGTCATCATGTTTAGCCTTATAGACAGTACTACGATAACTGGCATCAAGAGCAAGAGCTTCATCCATTGGCTTAGCGCCTGCCAGCCTTGTCAGATTCACCATACTCATAAGGTCATTAGCAGCAATCAGTGAACCTTGTCTGCTGGTTGCATAACTCTTACCAGTAGGGCCGAAAGCTTCTAGGACTTGCGCCAAGCCAGTAAGAGGTCTGCTGATTCCGTTATGCTCTAAGCCTTGCAGCAAGCTAGTAGTTACAGAACCGCCTCCAGCAATCTTATCCACTGTATCTACAAAGTTACTAATGAAGCGAGCACCAATACTGACAGCAGGAATATCAGCAGGATTAAGTGG